CATGACGCCCGCTTTCGCCGCGCGCCCGTCGCCCGCGACCAGCTTCTTCATGCCGCTCGGCGTGAACTCATGCCGGCGGACGTGGTGCAGATACGCGACCTCATGCGCCCGCCGGGCGAGGTAGACGGCGAACTCCGTGCTGGGGTGCCGGCCAAACGGGCGCTCGATCACCACAGTCCAGACGCCGTGTTCGACGAGCACGTCGGCTAGCCACCGGGCAAACATCGCCCCGGCCTTGCCTTGGTCCTCGGCGTAGTCGCTCCGAAGGTCAAACGTCCCGCACCGGCCGGCAGACAGTGCCCATCCCGTCCGCAGTCCGGGATCAAGTCCGAGGATCATCGCTCGCCTCCGTAAACCGTCCACTTCGCCTTGATCGTGTTCTCAGCCACATCCGCCCACGACCGAAGGCCCTCGCCCCAAGGGCCGCGCGGCTTAATCCGCTCGCGTACCCGCTCCATTGCTGCCCGTGCCGCGCGTTGCTCATCGGCATGGTCAGCCGACGTGTCAGGCGCCTCCGTTCCGGCGGCCGAGGCGCTCGCCACCCTTTCGGCCCGATCGCGCTCGTCTACCATCCGCTCAACATGCCCGTCCAAGATAGCCGATAGCTCGGCCGCGCTGGGAAACCATTTACAGGCGCACGCCACTTCGGCCAGCCGATCGTCCGTCCACATGATCGCCGGATACCGCTTGGCGAAAATCAGCGTCATAACCTGCAACTTCGCCTTGGCGTCCTCGGCGTTCATGGACCCCGCGACCGCCAGCGCCAGCGATGCCAGCCACCGCCGCACCACCGGGTCATCCGCCCGCCGGTCCATATCCTGCGTCAGCGCCACCGCATATCGGCGGGCCTCGGCCGCATCGCGGGGGTCCACGACCTTCGGCGCGATCCAGCCCTTGCGGGTCTCAAACTGGCCGTCAGCCCCCGTCACCGAAATCGGCATGTCTGCGATCAGCCGCTTCAAGGTCTGCGACGGCTGCCAAGATGCCACCGGCCCCGCGCCGGTCTGAGCGACGGGAGTGCGGGTCGTGATCGGTAATCCTGACATGATCGGGCTCCGGTTCATTGACCCACGCATCCGCGTTAAGCCACGTTGTCGGGTGTTTGGTGTAAGCCGGGTCTTTTCCGCTCCGCTGCCCAGCGTAGGCAACCGCGCCGCGAATGATGATATCCGGGTCGGCTCGCTTGATCGCTGCGCCCCAAGCCTTCTCGGCCTTGCGCTTGTCAACCTTCCGGGGATACGCGGCCCAAAACTCTGAAAACCGATCATCCGCAACCGACTGGCGCGCTCGCTTTCGAGATATAGAGGCGCCAGCCTCTATATCTTCATCCTCCATCCTCCATCCTCCATCCTCCATCTGCGGGACGATTTCCGACGATTGAGGAACCAGAGGCGCATCAACTCGCGTCGGTTCCGAAAAAGTCGGAACTGGGTCGCGATATTCGACGTTCGGTTCCGCATCGTCGGGCGCGATGCCGACAAAATGGCGTAACGCCTCGGGGATGAAGTGGACTGATTTCGGCTTTTTCGGGCGCTGAAACCGCATGAAGTTCCGAACAAGCCCGTAATGACGGGCGCCGTGTTCGTACCTTTTGATCAATCCAGCGCCTTCCAACTCCGCAAGAAGATCAGTCACGTTTACGCTATCGGCGGGGAATAGCCTCATTTTGAGCGTCAGCGGCTTCCACTCGAAGGCGCCGCAATCATCGCTCTCGGTCAATAGGCCAATCCCAAGGATGCGCGCCGGCATCGATACCGACACCCACGCCTCATCCGTGAACCATCCTGGGTGTATCGATCGGATGCGAGCCATGCCACAACCTTTACGGAGCGGTTGCGAACAAATCAGACGTATCCTTCCGCCCATCCAAGGCGGCTGCCGTGTTTTTTACGGCCTGCTTGTAGTACGACGGCTTCAACTCCACTCCGATAGCCCGGCGACCATTAACAACCGCGCCATACGTCTCTGACCCAACACCCATGAACGGCGTCAACACGATGTCGCCGGGGTTGCTCCATAGCTGGACGCACCTCTCGATCACGTCGAGCTGCAACGGGTGGACGTGCTTCTCATCGTCCGGCTCCTTAGCCTCCCGGTACGGCAGAACGCGATCAATCCTAATGTCGTCCCACACGCAAGAAGCGTACTGCCTCCAAATCCAGTGCGATAGCTTATTCTCGCGTTGATCGTCCACCCCTCGATACTGCCAAAGCGCCTCGGGAACCTCCCGCGCCCCCGCATATGTGTCAAACCCGAGGGGATGCGTTACCGGCTCCGCGTTCTCCCCGCGACGCTTGAAGATCAGAACAAAGTCGCCAGCCGCAATCGTGCTTTGCGTGCTGTCCTTCACCAACTGCTTATGCGTCAAGTGCTTCAGCCGCGTTCGTATCGCAACGCGAAGAGGCTCCTTCCACACGACGACCCTACCAAAGTAGTAAAACCCGCGCGCTTCGTGCATCGCCACGATCCGCCCCGGAAGATCAAAGTAACCGTCCCTCTGCCCTGGGTTTGGGATATCCATGCAATGCACTGCGGAAATCCTGCCCGGTTTGGTAACGCGAGACACTTGGTCAAGCAAAAACCCGTAGTGCTCAAAAAACTCCTCATACGTTCGGCTGTTGCTCATATCCCTGTCGTCGCTACTGTAATTGTACAGACCGCAAAACGGCGGGCTATACACCGACAGGCCGATAGACGCATCCGGGATGCTACGAGACACCTCGCAGCAATCGCCGTTGTACAGCGCGTAATTACTGGTGATGATCTGGTCGATTACAGCCATGATGGCATCTCCTGAGCCTTGGTTTGATTGGTGTACCGGCGGATTTTCATCGCGTTGTTCATTTGATCGACCATCGCCGCGAACATTTCTTCGCAGGCGACGGCTTTACGCCGAAGGTTCAATGATACCCCGACGTTGCTTTCAGAAATGATGTTGTCGATCTTCACGTTCCTTTTCTGCCCATACCTCCAAAACCTCCTAGTCGCTTGGTAATACTGCTCAAACGAGTGATCAGGGAAATACGTCATGTGAGCGCAATGTTGGAAGTTCATGCCGAACGCAGCAATCCGAGGCTTCGTAACCAGCTTCTTGATTTCGCCCCGCCTGAATGCTTCGATAACCTCCTCTTTGCGGTCATCACTATCTGACCCGCTGATTTGCACCGATCCGGGGATCATCTTTTCCAGCAAATCCGCCTCTTCATTCAACTGGCACCACGCAACGCCGAAATCGTCGTGATTGAGCAAATCAGCCGCCCTTTCGCATCGGCTTTTAACCGTAGCCTTTCGCTCAACCCTTTGCTCCTCTAGGGTCGTGGCGCGCATCGGAAACAGCGTCCCCGGTTGAGGCGGGGAAGCCACGACATGCTCGGTTTCGGTCAGCTCCGGCAGGACGAAACTACGGTCGTCAAACCCTAGGTCGGACGGCTTTCGAACGGCCCGCGCCCACGAACAAACCCACCTCCAGAAATGCTCCTCGCCGTGCCTCTTAAACCGCCACTTCGATCCGATAAACGCGGGGTGGAGGCTGTCCTCATCGTTCTTAAAGAACGACGAAAGCATGTCCATATGCCCCATTTGACCAAGGGCCTCCGACGACGTCCCCAGTTCGATGTAGTCGTTCGGAGCGGCGGTTGCGGTGCAAAGCAGGCGGTACTTAACTTTCCGCATGAAATCGGTTATCTCAGACCGCCTCGATCCCTCGAAATTTTTTATGATCGAACTTTCGTCGCACACGACCCCGGCGTAATCGCTCGGGTCAAACTTATGAAGTCGCTCGTAATTCGAGGTTACGATCTTCGCCCCGCGCCTATTCCCGTCAAGCGACCTCTCTGCGTCGAAGCCAAATTTCTGAGCTTCTTCGAGGGTCTGCATGGACACGGACAGCGGGGCCAAAATCAGAACCGGACGGTTCTCGCGTTCAACCCAGTTTTGAGCCGCCGTAAGTTGCATGATCGTCTTGCCCAAGCCGCAGTCGGCAAACATAGCCGACCGCCCTTGCTTGACAGCCCATCTAACAAGGCTTGCCTGGAAGTCATGCAATCCGGGATGCAGAAACGTCGGCTCAAATCCAAACTCCCCCGCAAGTTGCGACTTGGCTTGGATGAACTCTCCGTAAACCCCATCCACATCAACCTCCGTTTCCTGTGTGATGATCAATGTCCGCCGCGCCCATCGCCAGCCACCGGGCAAGCGCCCGCTGCTGCACATAGCGAAGCTGATTGGTGTCCAGATCAGGCCGCGCCACGCCGAGGACGTCGCACATCTGTGGGACGGACAGGCCCTCAGTGACCCAGAGGGCTATGGTCCGTCGGACGTCAAGGGCCATGTCCTCTAGCATCCTCACCACGCCATCGCGCTTGACGCGACCGACACGACGTCTGGCGTGCGTCCTGGCATCTGGTTATGGCCGTCGCGACGAGCGCGCGGGCAGTCGTCGTACCGCTGCCCGGCGTAGTGCGTGGCGATGTCCGCAACGCGAACTAGGGCCGTGATTTCGCGCATCACGGCGTCCGGGCCTTCGATCCTGCGCTTGCGCGCCTCGCTGGCGGCCTTCGTTCGCATGATGTTGGCGCGGCCACTGTCCACCGTCAAACCGAGGCGGTTTCTCCGCCGGTAGACCGACGCGGCAGACCGATCAAGCCGGCTCGAAATCTCGACGTCCCGCGCTCCGTCAAGGCTCATGCGGGTGAGGATGCGGTCTTCTTCATCCGACCACGGCCGGCCGAATACGATGCTTCCGGGTGGGTG